GCTGCCTGTTCAAGAAGAACTTTCACACGATCAACTTCGCTAGGAATAACTGACAACTGAACTTCATCGTGTACATAAGCGCAGCGTGTGTAGTCAGTGTTGTAAGTCAAACCAGCATTATCAAGCAGATCTTGGCCAATCACAACCCACTTTTTGGAAATGATGGCACCAGCACTTTGCAGAAGGTAGTTGAGCGAAGAATGTTCAGCACGACAAAAAATAGGGCGACCATCAAGGCCTTTAAGACGGCCCGTATTGCGCACCTTTTGTTTGACTGCTTCGATTAATGGCTCCAAACCTGGAATTGCATCAAGAAATTTACGACGTAACTCTCCTCCAAGCTGTTTCTTCTGTGCGTCGCTAAGCTCAGGACTAAGGCTATGGCCTAATTTCTGGTCTCCAGCACCGTAGATGAAGGCGTAAGTTAGGGTCTTGACGTCACGTCGGCTGCAACCCACACGATCAGCGTTCTGCTGGTGAATGTCGCCGTTGACAACAACATCAGCAAACGCGCCTTCATCAAACCTACTGAGGTAGTGCGCGAGAGTTCGAAGCTCTAAGCCTTCCAGATCAGCTCCCACCATGATCATGCCAGGATGAGGAACAAACAACTCACGTGCCCAAGGTGCGCTTACGACCTGGCCCAAGTTGGGTCCACGGTGTGCGTTACGCCCAGTCTGTGTAGCAAGTGTGCAGCTGTGATGGATGCAGCCGTCATTCTCAATCGTATTCAGCCAAGAGTTGGCACCCTCGGACAGCTGTCCCATCCATTTTTGAAGGGTCAATAAACGGATAAATTTATCGCAGTCATCATGAAGCTGCTGGTTACCTTGTTGTACCGCGAGATCACTCATCTCAGATAGTGTGGCTTCATCGACCTTTGGTTTACCTGTATCAGTGAGCTTAAGGAAGCGTGCACCACGATGAGTCTGAAGAACCCATGCAATATGCTGACGGCTCGTAGGATTGAACTCAATGAGTTTCGTCATAGGAGAGCCGCTGAAATGACCTTGTTTTTTATTGGATCGCTTTGGTGTAAAGACCTTTCCAGGGACGTACAAAAATTTTGAAGTCAAATCAGCAACGATCGAATCCATCTCAGCTTGCAGTTCAGCTTTGACGTTATCGGCTGCCTGAAGATCAAATCGAAAACCAGATGCTTCCTGTTGTGCCATAATTTCAGCCATACGTAATTCAAGCGCTACGCAATCAAGCATTTTTAGCCTCCTTGTGATATGTAATTGTGATTTGTTTCCACGTAAAGTGCTTGTCTGCGCAAACACTACGGACTACTTTGCAGTCAAAGAATTGAGAAACGTTTTGGATATTGATTTCAAATATAGCCTCGTCTTCAGTCATCCTCTGATTCATCTTTATTAAACCCAAAACGTTCTTTCTTTTCTTTGTCTAGCTCATCAGCACGCAGCTTGTGCCCAAGTTTGGCAACCGTTTCCATGATTTTTAAAGTATCTTCAGTAGTAGCTCCTTTTGGCATACGACTATCTACACATTGAAAAAGTGGAAAGAATATGTCTGCTGCTGCAGTCATTTCATCAAGAGTAAGGGGATCGTTTTTATTAGGCATAGTCATTCATTCTCCTTTGTAATAGTGCCCAAAGCTTGAGCGTTACTTCAGTATCTTGGATGCAATAGTCAAGCATCTCAGGGGTGTACTCAGCCCAATTACCTTCATGCTTACCAAAGTCACCTTTGAAGCATTTAAGCCGGTGACCCCAAGCTTCAAGGCTATGGCGGCCATAGAGACGCTGTGGCATACCAATTGGGCGACGTTCGTAGTCTCGATCAGCAATATGTGGATAGAACAATCTACTAAGAACCAACGTATCTACAAGTGAACCTTGCGGCTCAAATTCAGGGAACTGTTCTTTAAGCAAAGGGACGTCATATCCAATAATGTTATGACCAATCAATACATCAGCCTGCTCCAGCATAGCTACACCAGCATCTAAAGAGCGATCTGGTTGATGATCAAAAATAAATGTATTGCCATCGGTTTCACTGCGAGCAACAATGCAGTGGATCCGCGAACCACGGCGAAGTAGGCCGGTAGATTCTAAGTCAAATAGAAGTTGAGTCTGCTGCATTTGATTGTGTTGGATATTGTGAAGCATCGATATCATCTGATTCCGCCGGTCCTCTGACGTAGAGGTCTTTGTTGTCGAATTGTTCTTCGCGGTCATCGAAGCGGGGCGCTTGATTGTTTGTTTCATATCGTTCGTCGTCATCATCAAAATAAGGTTCTATAGAAATCTGTAATTCCCTTGCAAGTCGTGCAGCTCTACGAAATTCATCTTTGTAGTATGGCTCCCAATCATGAGCAAGTACTATTAGTTTGCGAATGCCCATCAAATAAAGTTGGAAGATTGCGGCAGAAAATGGATACCGAGTCGTATAAATGGACGCGCCTGCAGTGGGACATCCACGCTTAGAGGCAACTCCAATTGCATAGGTTATACAGTCAATCTCAACCTTGCATTCAGCAAGTAAGCTACGTCCAGAGCCAATGATTTCATTATCGCGAACAATGACGCAGCCTCCAGTAGCAATGGGATGATTGGAAGCTTTAGCGAGCTGTTTGGCAACATCAATAAAATATTTTTCTCGTTCAGGAATAAAGAGTGGATCGTATGGAATTTTCGGCATAGGCCACAATTGATCGTGATTATTTCTAATATAAATGTAGTGAGTAAAAAATGCGACTCTATATGGATTATAAAAGCTTGAAAAATGAACTAGACATCTATGGAAACTGGGAAGACAATAACAAGTTGGATGTGCTTGATCGAGTACTAGAGTTTCCAGGTGTGGCTAAGGATGATCGAGTTAATAGTCCTAGTCATTACACTTCAGGAAGTCGCGAAGTCATCGATACCATAGAAGATGCAGTTAAAGATGCGCCTGATGCAATTCAAGGAATGCTGCAAGCACAAGTATTGAAATACATGCTGCGGATTTGGTTGAAAGATAATCCTGCAGAAGACGCACGTAAGGCGCAGTGGTATCTCAATCGTTTGATTGAAAAGATGAACTGAGCAGTCTGCATATCGCCGGCGTTAGCCGGCTTAGCATCGTTTAAAAAACATAAGTGATCCACGCATTTCTAATAATTCGTGATCTTTGATTTGATTGGACAATTCAAGATACACATCATTATTTGATTTAGAGTTGTGCGTGAAATAGAGAGAAATACCAGTAGATAATTCTGGATCTAACGGGTCGTACCAGTGACATGGTGTGAGGCAATCCCACGGTTCTAGCCCTTGTGAGACCCATGTATTGAGTTCTTCAATACGTTGTGCAGTCTTAACGATATGAGCTTCATGAGAGTGCTCTAAAGGCAGAGAGGTGAAGCAGTTGTGGTTGAGCATGGCGTGCTTCCACATCAGAGTGCCATCTTTAAAAATCAACCTACATGGGTGTACAGATAACCCCGAGGGCAAATTAAAATAGGCATTTTTGACAATATATTTTGACATTAGACATCCCCTTTAGATTCCTGATAAAAATCAAGATCTCGCTGCCAGCCATCACCAGCAAATTCATTAAAGCAAATTCGTCCAATATCTCTAAAAGTATTGTAGAAAAGAGTAACTTTATCAATGGATGTAATTGCTGCTTCTATTGGAGGACCATAGACGATTACATTCCATGTTGAAGGTGATACTTGTTCAAATCCAGTTGCCGTAGCACGCAACTGTTTTACACGTTTGAATGGAATGCAAAATGGATAATCAAATAAACCAGGCGCAGCTCTTAAAATTTCAGAAGCGCTGGTAAAGAAAACAAAGCTATCAATATAGTGATTGCGATATTCACTGATTGTTTTATTAAGCCAAGTACGGGTATTTTTTACTGCTCCTTTGGGTGCTACAAAGACATTGCCATGCCAGTGCTCAGTCAATGGATTCATTTCAAGTGATGGGACTGATGTGGCATCAACCAAAACTTGCTGCACGGGATCAGATGTAGGATCAAAATCAATAGATCCCATAACCGTACGTGCACGTTCGATGATTTGAGGTGTCGGATAAAGAGGTAGTTTTAAACCTTGAGCTTTTAGCTTGTCAGCTAAATTCTTTTGCGAGCGCTCTGAGGCTTTCTTGGCTCCCACCTGCTTCGACAGCAAAAGTTCTTGTTCCAGCATCACTGATCAATGTAATAAGTACGTTCTTAGACCAGTCATTCTCGTCAATTTCTTCAAGCAATCCTCGACAGAAATCAACAACATCTTCGTCTTCAGCACTTTCTGCAGATAAAAGATCGACTTCAACATCTGCACCCGACATAAAAACTGTCGAGTCATTACAGAGGTTAATAATCAGTGATCCAGCGCCTTTGTTTTGAATACCGTTTGTTGCGATATTAATTAGATCAGTGAGAATAAGCTCAGCAGTGGCTGCCAGAAACTTCTGTTCATTGTCTTTTTCATCTCCAAACTTATCAGATCTGACAAGCTGTTGAATTAAATCAGTACGACGTGACATAATAGAATGACTCTCTAATAAGGTTAAGTAATTTAAAACTCATTTGTGGGATTTTCATCGTCTAATTCTTGATTATCAATTAGATCTTTAAAAAGAGACGGGTCATCTGGGTGAATTTGATTGATATGACGCCCAGCCAACATGTCAGTCATAACTGCTTCGTATCGTTCAGCGAATCCAACATCAGGATTAAGAAGAAGTTGTGCACGTAAATCAGCCTCAGCTTTATCTTGGATTTTTGCCTGCTCTTTCATTGCTTCCTCAATCACAAACTCTTGAACTTGCTGCTTAAGAGTATGCAACTCGCAAGCCAAATCAAAAGATTCAACGTAAGATTCTTGGTCTACAAAGACTCCAATATTTTGCGGAATAAGGTGAAAAGGATTGCAGCAATATTTATTGCCACAAGTAGTTTTAACACCGGTATATCCAAGATCACCCCAAGTAAGCCACATAGCAACGCGCTGAGGATGATGTTGAGTAGAAGTCGATATTCCATGTCTACGCCATGCAAATTGTGGTTGTTTTGTTCTGGGATTAATGCAGCCGTTCCAATTCCAGCATTCCGATGGATCACCGATATCGACCTGCGACCAGAACTTGAGAGCTTTAGGCCTCCATTTAGCCATTAGTCGATTGATATCTAAAGAAAGCCGTCCCTCACGTGCTGATGCAACGCATCTGACACATGCTTGATGACTGTCATAGCGCATGGAATGGGATGAAAAACGACCTAAAGAGTGCCCACTGAAAAGGCATAGAGTACCTTCTTCAGCGGTGTTAGAGATCTGTAGGTTGCGGCGACCATAGGCATGACCACCTCTTTTCTTACTAGGTTGTGCTTCAGCCATGATCAAAAGTAATTTTCGGGTCTAACAAACTCACCACCTAATGAAACCCACTGCTCTTTAATAGGGAGCGGCTCCAGCATGGTATCAATATTGTATTCGTATCGAGTACTATTTTCGTACTTAATACGAATAAGCTTTGCCTTAGGTGTGTAATACTCAGGAGTTCCTACAATTACAGCAATCAAACCATTTTGTTTTACACGCACACGTGTACCCAGAAGGGTTTTATCATTCAATTTGGAATTCATAGTTATTAGAAATCATTGAGAATATGGTCTTCATTAAGCGGATCATCTTTAGGACGAACCCAAAGACGAACAGAACGTTTCTTCTTAGTTACCGGATCAGTACGAGATGTATTGACACGTCTCCAACGAAGAGTTTGAAGTACATCAGCAACACGACGAGACTCTCGTCTGCCTTGTTGTCTGGGATCAAGGTCTAATGCTTGAGTTAAAACTTCAGCAGCAGTGACCTCTTCCTTGAGATTAACGAAGGAAGATATCTTTTCCATCCAAGGATCAGGATCACCAAACTCTTGGATGTATTCAGAAATCTGTGCAATCTCACCAGCAGTGAATTCATGTGCCATACCACTGCGGTAGGCATTCACTGCCGCTGCCCAAAGCATATCACGTTCAGCTGCTAATTGCTTCCAAGGGATTAAGAAACCAGCTCCAATTTCAAGTGGAACAAAACGCCGATTGCCTGTACTGTCAACCAGAAATTGGTTGCGATTGGTTGTACCAATCATGACAAATCTACGTAGCAGTCTTTCAGGAAGAGATGCGTAAGGGCGACGAACTTCATCACATCTAGTTGTGATTAGATTTTTGAAGTTCTCAATGTTCCGTGTATTGAAATAACTATCAATTTCAGGCAACTCAAGAAGCCATGCAATGTGAAGTCGATATTGTTCTTTCATCAACGTCTCAAGAGGCGTAGAAATTTCAGAGAATAATTTCTCTGGAACAAGACAACGACTAAACATAGATTTACCTACACCCTGAGCACCTACAAGAATTGGCAGCCAAGACATTTCACAACCAGGGTTATAGGCTCTAGCTACAGCGCCAATCATCATCCGCTGCATTGCGAGTGTGGCGAGGTTATGTGAATTGCCTAGAAAAATGGTGCCAATATTATCCCAATCTTTATGAGGGATTGCTTGTTCAGCACATTGATCCAGATACTCTCGGATAGGACAATAAGAGTTTTTGTTAGCAGCATATTGAACAGCTGCTTTAACTCTCATTTCAGGAATGAATACACCATGCTCACAGCTAAGCTTGGTTGTCATCAAATCAAGGTCATTACCTTGAAGCTCAACAACTTTGCCATCTGCGTCCGTGTATTCAATTGAGTGTGTTAACCGATTGCGACGCAAGCCGGAAAGAATCTTTCGGACCTGATCGACATCGTTCTCTCGTTCCTTGGCGAGAGTATCTGATGACTTTTTTGGACGGCCACGCCCCCGTTTCGGAGCGTCTTGAGCATCAGGTAGAGGCTCAGGTAGTTCAATGACATTATCTGCATTCATAAGCGGAACCTTATCTAAAACGGAATCAAAATTTGGTAAAGCGTCAAACTCGCTATAACCAACGGCACTGCCAGCCGCACCAAATCGTAAGTCACTAGGTAAAGCAGAAGTCCAATTAGGATCTTGCTTTTTAGCTAGTGAATACAGTGTAGTGTGACCGGAATAGTTGCCGAGACCTCGCCATTTAAAAGGACGAGTATTTTCTGGCTTTTCACCATGGTGCCCACGAAGCACCCATTCAACCCAGTCATCAAAAATAACTTCTCCAATGCCTGCACAAGACGCCATAACGGGCGTAAAGTAACTGTCGTACTCACCGTCTTCAGAAGGACGGAGAAAGTGACGTAGGAGCCACTGACATCGTTTGACGTCTAAGTCAGTGACATCAGAGGAGATGAATTCAATACTGTCATCGAAATCAATATCCTTGAGAAGCCATGCCGGGACAGGCTCAGCCTCTTTATTAATCTCCCAATGAGCATTAGTGTTGCCGAACCAAAGACGTTCAGGCTTTTGACCACTGTTGTCAGCCAGTTTCTGAAGACCAAGATCAGCCAGCAAGCGATCAACAATCAACCAGTAAGCACCACGATGCTGCTGGGTGGAGTCGAGTTGAATTTCTAAAGGAAACAAAGCTCGAAAGCGATGTTCCT